TGGGTTTTCGGTCCGCGCGGTTCAGTAATCGCCTTGCCGATTTTCCTGTCTGGGCTTGTCGCGCCCCCAAGCGCGACTATCAAAAGCCCAGACGGGTAAATCGGGGTGTTTTTGTTTTATTTTTATATTAAAAGATTAAGAATATGCAGATTATTACTGCAATAGAATACGACCGACTCCGCCAAGAGCCTGGTACGTGGAATAAAGTCATTCTTCACCGAGAAGGCAAGTTCTATCGCGCCTATGAGTGGAGCGCATGGCTCATAAAAACCGTCGTCTGCACCGAGGAATTTCAGAAGAAACGCGGCGACGCGAAACCGCTGACGTGTCACCGCCAGAAGAATAAGTCGGGCGAGTTCGCCATGTTGGGATTTCCAATCGAGAGTATCTCGAAATTTATTCCAACTCATAAGAACATCGAACCGCTACCCGATAGCCCTGATGATATTTGCATCGAGATAGACATACCATTACAGGGCGACGAGACTTACGACCAGTTGCGACATCGCTTCGAATCGTGGCGCGGCACACTTCCAGAACCTGCAAACAAAAGCAATAAGGCCAACAACGAAGCTCCGCGCAAGACGGGCGCATTTCAGATCATTGCCGACCTCATCGCATATCCACTCGAACGCAAAACGACTGACGAGAATATCGAGTTTATCAGCAGCCTGAAACAGAAGGCCGCTGAGCTGTTATAATACAAACCTCCCGTTTTCTTCATCATATTGTTACACATATTCGTGTCGCCCACGACTGCCAAAGCAGCGGTTCAGGCGAATTCATAGGTTATCCGTCCGGGCAGGCTCGTGCAGCCAGCTGGAAACAATGAAAGACCGCCGACGGCTTCCAATGATCAGGGATTCTGTCGGAGAGATTGGGTCGTAGCAGGCGATAACCGCGTTGCGGATATTTTCTTCCCCGCTGCTGGAAACTACAATGGTACGACGCTCAACAACCGTGGGACGAACGGCAACTACTGGTCATCCACTTGGAACTCAGAGACGAATGCTCGCAACATGAACTTCAATTCGACTGGTGTCAATCCGCAGAACAACAACAACCGGCGCTATGGGTTTTCGGTCCGCGCGGTTCAGCACTTGCCAGAACACAAGACGACAGAGGCATCACACAGCGACACGAGAAACACAATCGAGGACATAAGATGGCATACACCCTGACAGAAGATGCACTGCTGGCCGACCTGTATGCAGCGTGGCACATGGCACGGCGACACAAGACATCGAAGCACTATGTGCGGGTGTTCGACCGCCATGCACCGCGTAATCTGCGACACATGGCCGCACAACTGATACGCAGGGACTACACGCCGGAACCCTCCAGCTGTTTTATTGTGGACAGGCCGAAGAAACGGGAGGTTTTCGCGGCACAATTCTCCGACCGCATCATCCACCACCTTTACTACAACTACACCCACCAACTATTCGAGCGCACCTTTATTGCCGACTCTTATAGCTGCATCCAGGGGCGCGGCACGCACTACGGCATCGAGCGGCTGAAACGCCACATCCTGACCGAGAGCGAGAACTATGGCCGACGCTGCTGGGCGATGTCGCTTGACATCCGCGGCTATTTCATGCACATCGACCGAAATATACTGTTAGGAATAGCCACCGCTACCATCAAGCGGATGGCGACGCACAGCATAGATGGAAAGGAAACTAAATGGCAGGACGTGATAGACATCCCATTTGTGCTATGGCTGACAGAGAAAATTGTGATGCTTGATCCAAAGTCATCGTGCAAGATAGTTGGCAAGCCAGAAGAGTGGGAAGGGCTCGACCTGAATAAGTCGTTATTTCACACACCAGACGGTTGCGGATTACCCATTGGTAACCTAACCAGCCAACTATTGAGTAACGTCTATCTCAACGAGTTCGACCAATATATGAAGCGGGTTCTCCATTGTCGGCATTATGGGCGATATGTTGATGATTCCTATGTCGTCAGCACCAACAAGGAATGGTTGCTCAGTCTGATTCCGCAGATAGATTGTTTTCTGCAAGAGCGACTACACTTGCAACTGCATCGCGGCAAGACACAACTGCGAGAAGTCAGTCATGGCGTGGAGTTTCTGGGTGGATTTATCAAACCCAACCGCACCTACATGAGTCACCACGCGGAGCAGCGGCTTCGTAGGAGTGTGGATCGATTACCAATGAATAAGCCCGACAAACTATTCCGCTCTGTTAATGCCATGCTCGGTGTGTTGGCACATTATGATTCTTACCGATTGCGGTACGAACTATTCGACACCGATGCTTTTCATCGTGTCGGTTATTTCGACCGCGACATGACGCAGTTCTTTCTGCGCAGGCAGTAAACCCGAGACGGCATTTTCCCCGCTTTTTAGATAGATATAACATTCTAAAAAACGATAAGACATGAGCAAGAAATGTGGTAAGAGTGCCGAGTTTGCACTCGTTCGTGAAGAGCGCAGCCAGCTGGTGGTTGGCTACGGCAAGACAAAGGTAGATGGCAAGAGTCTCTACGAGTGGTATGAGGTAGGTTTTAACACCAAGAAATCTGGCAAGCCGACACTCGACCAGGTGAAGGAGGCAGTCAATGCCGACATCGACGCGCAGACCGATGCGAAGATACTGAACGGCTATGAGTTCACACCCGACGGCGAAGATCAGCCCATCACCGTATGGCTGTCGAAGGAGAATCAGACAAACTTCTCGGAGGCTCATCGCTTGCAGATCGTGCCCGTGAAGTTCAAGTTGAACGAGACGGAGGACAAACAGCCCATCTACCACACCTTCGAGACCTTCGAGGAACTCGACCGCTTCTACAAGGGCGGTGTCAGGTACATCAACCAGTGCCTGAATGAAGGCTGGCAGCGCAAGGACAGCATCGACTGGGAGCCATACGAAGAGTATTTCAATCAATAATCAACGACCGCGATGACATTCAGCACAGGATTTTTGAAACACAGGATCATCGTGCAGAACCGCACGAAGGCGAAGCAGGGAAAGTTCGGACTCGACTCGGCAGGAGCCGAGTTCGAAGACACCTGTGAGTTGTGGGCGGCTGTCGATTGGGCAAAAGGAACGAGCGCACTCCGTGAGGGTTCGCTGGATTCCTATGCCGTGGTGGTCGTAAGGATGCGCTGGAGTCCCGACATAACTTGCCGTTCACGCATCAAGTACGAGGGTAAAGTCTATCAGATTCTGCCAGAGACCTTCCACGATGACCGTCAGGCCAACACCATCCAGTTCACCGCGCAAGCCATCATTAACGACAAATAAGTAACTATGAAACGAACAATCGCAATCGTACATTTCAACACACCGGAGCTGACCGAGGCTCTCATTAAGAGCATCCGCAAGCACGGCGGCGAGGAGTATAAGGTTGTTATTTTTGACAACTCAGACGAGCGACCCTTCACGAAGAAGATGAAGGGCGTGAAAGTGATTAACAACCGAAAAGGTCAGATTATCGACTTTGAGAAGGAATTAGAAAAGTACCCAGAGCGCGACGAGAAGATAGGTTGCGCAAAGGGGTGCTACTTCGGTAGCGACGTACACATGATGAGCGTGCAGAAGCTGTGGGAGTTGGTGCCAGAAGGCTTCGTGCTGATGGACTCAGACATTCTCATCAAGGCTCCATTCGACTGGATGTTCATGGAAGACCAGTGTTGCTGCGGGTATATCTCCAACGTGACCGCCAAGCGCATACCCAGACTGTTGCCATTGCTCTGTTGGGTGAACGTGCCGATGTGCGTTGCAGGTGGAGCAAGGTACTTCGACCCGAACCGTGCATGGGCTCTCCATCAAGGCAACGACAAGCGCAACTGGTGGGACACGGGTGCGGCTTTCCTCGACGACATCAAGCGACTGAAGCCACAGTGTCACGGTAAGGCTGTCAGCCGTGAACAGATCAAGAGCATGATAGAGCACTACGGCGCAGGCTCGTGGAAGAAGAACGACTTGCAGACTCAGCAGGCGTGGCTCAACGAACATAAAGACTTGTGGGAATGAGGTACACGGTTCTGACATACATCTTTAACGGCTATGAGCGGGTGCACGAAGTCAAGGAGAAAGACCCCGATGCTGACTATGTGCTGGTGACGGATGACCCGCACCTGACGAGTGAGACGTGGCGCGTCATTTACGACCCGATGCCCAGGTACTCCGCATTCGCCAAGTGCTACACCGTGCGCTTTCATCCGTTCCGCTATGCCGACATACCCATCATCGTGAGGGTTGACGGCTCAATCGGCATCAATAAGTCGCTGAAGCCGATAGTGGACGAGTTCGAGCGCGGCAATTATGACCGCTGTCTGATGATCCATCCGCACCGTAACACCCTGCCCAGCGAATACGACGTGTGGGTGAAGACGAGGGGCTATCCGCGTAGTCAGGCAGACAAGTGCATGAGAGCATTGCAGCGTATGGGCTACGACTTGGAGCAAGAAGGACTGTATCAGGGTTGCTTCGAAGTCCTGAAGGATAACCGCGTGAACAACAACATCAACGACCTTACATTTGGTCTGCTGTGCCTTATGGGAACCAATGCCATTGAGCGCATCGACCAGACCATCACATCGGCCATTATCAACCGCTTCTACAGCAATCTGAAAGTGTTGCCCGTGAGCGAGGACATCATCACCGACGGCAACCTGATGACGTGGTACTTCCACAACTCTGACAAGGCGATACCTCAGAAGACGGACTTGATTGCTCCGATTTTCGCTGGTAAACCCGTGACGTGTTTTCAACCGAATAGAAAAAGGAATAAGATATGAGTTTTTTCAGTAATCTTTTCAGACAGGCTACGCCAGAGAATGCGCTGATGTTGCGCGAGGCACCACAGACCCCTGGAGTGCCCAGCAGCACCATGCCGCCCGAACCCCCGAAGGTGGAGGGCGGCGACTACATGGAGCGCATCGTGGCGACGCGAACCCCAGAGGCGGCTTGCTCCGTGTCGGCGGTCTATCGTGCCGTGACGCTGCGAGGCGACACGATGAGCGTCATGCCCGTGCAGTACCGCAAGAAGGACTTCGATGGCGGCAACTTCGTACAGGATATGCGCGGACTTGGACGGCGCATCAACTACCTGTTGCAGGAGGAGGCGAACCCCATCATGTCGGCTCCCGACATGTGGAATCTGGTGGAACTGAACCGCACACTGACGGGCAACGGCTTTGTCTATATCGAGCGCGATGAGTTCGGTTTCCCGTTGCACCTGTGGCTCGTGAAGAGTTGTGGCTACAACATCAACACCGCCACCTATGCCAGCATCGTGTACCTCACGGATCGCG